CCGGCCGCGGCGGCGTTAGCGATAAGCTGGCCAGACGCATAAGGAGTTGTGTTGTTCAACCGGTTGAAAGTCGCGGTCGCTATCCCATCGGTTGAGTAAAAGGCGGCGGGATTGGCCGCGCTAAAAAGCTGGGCACCGGCTAGATCGAATGGTACCGAGCCTGGGATGTGCAGCGGTGTGCCCGATCCGATGTCCTTGGTCCGCACGGTGAACGCGTTGGCAAAGGCATCTTTCAGTTGGACGTTATCTGACATATCACGGTAATCCCATAATGATGTAGCCGCTGTTGAACGCCTGCGAGTAGTCAACGCTCGCAAGCGGTGAGTAGTCGAAGATGATCTCGGTATGCATAGGCTTGTAGCGCCGCAGGAGGCATTCGAGATCGGTCGCCAGGCCGATAGTCATTAGCCGATCGCCGCATTGGCTCCCGCCGGTCCTGAAATAGACGAACTTGAGCGAGTTGACATGCACCGTCCAATAGTAGCGATTCTCCGGAGGGCCGAGCATCCAGCGGTTCCGGTGCGGATTAGTATCGTCAGGGTTGTATCCCCAGGTATCCCCGCAGCGGCTTATGCCAGCAACAAACGGCGCATATTCTGTAATCGTGATGTCGTAGCCGATACTCTTGGCAAGGTCGATGAACCACTTGCGCGACTGCCCGCCCAGCATCGTCATCTTGTTGAGAAGCGCTAGGTGGCGCTCCGCAATCGTCAAGGGCTCGGCCAGGCACTTCTCGGGTAAGCCCCAGTTGCGTTCCCAGTCGGACAACAATTCGAGAGTAAAGCGCGGATCGCTTTCGGTTTCCAGCAAGTCTGCGGCGCGCGAATCGACATAGCCCCAGAACTCCGCTAGCCCGCTGCAAGTGGTGTACTCGACCGAGCCAGGTTCGCGTGACCAGGCTAGTCCCCAAGGTAAGAGATCGACCAGCGCGACCGTATAATCGCTGCCAGTACGCCTAAAGTGGCGATCACGGTCTTGGTCAATAGTCGAATTCATATTCTATAGTGCCAAGCACGGCCAGGCATCCGTTGTTGGGCATTACGTGGTCGTCCATGACGAGGCGAAAACTCTGGACTTCGGGAACCTGCGTGATCGCCTCCGAGATCCAAGCCGCATAGATTGTCTGCGCCGGCTGCGTAACGCCGTCGAGCGAATAGGCTGGCCGCGCCCGCTGCTTCAGCATATCCTTGACACTCTCGGTAATCGCGTCGCGAATAGACTGGTCGTCGGGATCCAGATTTCTGATCTCGAAGTCGATCGGCTCGGGGATTGGCGACAGTATCCAGCGGTCCTTAACCGTGACCGGCCGCATAATGTCGATGTAGGAAGTAACCCGGTCGAGATCGGAAGTTAACGGAAAGCCGTCGTTGTCCGCACGGAGGTCGTCGCACATAACGCGAACCGAGACTGTACCCATGCCCATCTCGCTCGCGGACCAGGCCCGGGTGACGCCACTAACAGCCTTGGCCCAGCGCACATAGTCTGCTGCCGAGCCGCCCATAGGCGGTTCCCGGATCCGTTCCAACACGCGGATGCGAAGGTCGAGATCGCCTTCCTGGTCCACGCCTCCGTCAAGAAGAACAACAATGACGCCACCCTCAACACCAGGAATATCGTTTTCATAGCTAAGGCGGGTGCCGACCGGAAGGTTACCGGCGCTTCCAGGATTGAGTGCCCGGATCGGGCCAGGTGCCGCAGTGCCAACAGTAAGAGTAACATCTGCGGTTACTTCATAAAGGGCCTTGTTAGGTCCCATAAGCTGGGTGCCTAAGGGGACTATAGTGCCGGCGACCGTGCCCGTGAAGTTGCCGGTTCCTTCCGCCAGTGTCGCCATCTTGCGGCCAGTAGAGCCGTCCGCATTGACGAGCCAGATGTCGGCGTGGCGGTCCAGCCATTCGGTCTCGGCAGTGTCGGGTAAAAGCTGGGTCGCCAGCCAGTCGATGTAGCGAAGTGTCAGATGGCAAAGGCCGGCCATCGCGTCTGACATAACGCGAAGCACGTTATTGCCGATCAAGATCGCGCCCGATAACGCAGAGGTTACGTTATCGCGAACCAGCTCGCGCGTCTGCCTTAG